TATTCTTGTCATTTGGATTTGTTGATAAGTACTTCCAAAACACCTTATCTATATTTTTTTGTATATAATGTCTTGCATTTATATTTGTAGATAAATTAACCCAATGAATATTATCTATATTTACCCAATGTCGTAATTTATAAATATCTGTCATATCAATTATGTGTAATTTTTCTTTGTTTGTTTTAATATAATTCACCATTTGAATATTATATTAAATTTTATCTAATTACTTATTTTAAAAAAATATTATTTAACAAGAAGAGCCATTACATTTTGCTTATCCCAAGAAATATTATATTTTTCACAGATACATAACGCAAATAACCTGTCTAAATGAAATGCGTTTGCGACTATTTTTTTAAATTTATACGTTATAATTTTTTATTTATTTTGTATTAATATAACATGAGTATTCATACATTTGGAGATAGTCATTCAATCTGTGGATGGGATGGAACAGGAGCCGTTATTCATCATTTATGCCCACTTTTATGTTATAGTTTTGGTAAAGAAAAATTAAATAGATGCGATATTCGTAATTTTAATGTCAATCACGGAGACACCATTATTTTTTGTTTTGGAGAAATAGACTGTAGGGCTCACATCCACAACCATATTAATGAAACAATTACATATGAAAATGTAATTGATGAAATTGTTGATGATTATTTTGAAGCAATTAAATTAAACGTTGTTGTTTCTGAACTTAAATTAAAAAATATATGTGTTTATAATGTTGTCCCCCCAATTGAAAAATCTGATATACCAGGTGTTATTTTTCTATTTGTGTCAAGTGACGAAGAACGAAAAACATATTGTTTATATTTTAATAAAAAATTAAAAGAAAAGTGCGTCGAAAATAATTATATCTTTTTTGATATTTATGATAAATATACAGATAACAAAGGATTTTTAAACAAGGATTTAAGCGATAAAGGCATTCATATTGAAAATGGAGTATATCTAACTAGTTTTATAAAAGAAAATGACATTTGATATTTGCATTTAAAAGTCAAGACTTATCGTGTTTTTATCAGACCGCGGCTTTCTTTTGCTTCTTTTTGGAATATTGCTATCTTCTTGTATTTCTTTCAAATCATTAATGCTTATTATGCTACTATTATTGTCTGGAAATGAAGGCTTTGACTCAGAAATATTTATATTTTTTGTTTTTAATCTTGATAATATTTCATTTATATCGCTCGGTCCTTTCATCTCGGTTCTTGGTCTTTGCTCTTCCTTTGTGCTTTCTTTAAAATTAATTCCGTCATTTAAATTTGAATTATTATTTCCCGGTCTAGATGTTGGCGGGCTAACCGCATTCGGTCCTTGTGTAAAAATAGGGGCGGGCGGACCTGTAAAATCAGTATTTGATGAATTCATTACATTATTCACAAAACCCGAAAACCCTGGGCTTGTTTGTGACATTGAATTCACCGCAGCACTCTGAAATTGTCTCAATAAATCTGGGTTTTGTCTTAAAATATCATCTACGCCAGGCATAGCACTTTTAAACATTGTGTTTGTCATATGTATCATCATTGCGCTTCCCCCAAGTTGAAATAATAATTTTAATTCAGGTGCCATTGAAGCTTTTGATTTATATTTATCAAATAATTCAGAAAATATATCATCATAATCATTCATATTTTCATTGATTTGTTCTCCCCATCCATCTAGTTTAATGTCAAATGGGTCAAATTTATTATTTAAAAACTCAATCCCATTAATACAAGCCATCAACATATTCCCTTGAAATTTAATTGAATTTTGTTTTGATTTTTCATCCATGATTGTTTCATATTCTCCCTGCATTTCCGCGAGTGGCGATTCCATTGAATATTTTTTAGACAATTCAACCCCCTTTTTCTCTAAGGCTTCTAATTTTCTTAAATACTTGAATTTTTGTTTTAATAATTCTTCCTTTGAAATTTGAGGTTCTTTTGGAAACTCCTTGTTTGGGTTTAATGGGATATTATTAAATTTAGAATATCCATCCCACGTTTTGTTTTGTTCGTTTGTTTCATTTTCGCCCATAGAATCTCCAAATCTTACAAAAGGTTTTTCTTCCTTATTTGAAGAGTCTAAAAATGATGATTTTGTTTCGTAACTATTACTTGATGATTCGTTAATGTTAATGCTGTTTAATTCGTCTTCTAAATTATTTAAATCGTCTATATTAATATCGTTGTAGAGTTTTGAAGACCCCCCACTATTTTTAACTCTATCATTCATTAATAATTCTACACCCTCACCAAAATTAGCGGATTTTAAACTAGAACTATTTTCGTTTGTATTCCAGTCGAGATTAGATATTTCGATAATATTATCCATTATTAAGATAACTATAAATTTTAATTTTAAGTAAAACGAATCAAATATTATATTTTTATTAATTTATTTTTAATATACCAAAGCCCTTGTAAAAATGAGTCTGCAAGATCATCCTTTTTCTTATGTTTAATAAAAAACTCTTTATCGTTATCATTTAATATTTCTAAACATACTTTAATTCCCAATTTTTTCCTATCCGAATAGTTTAATTTTATATTCGACTCATTATATTCCTTTAATTTATTCATTGAAGAAATAAACTCAATATGCCGACAATTTTCGCGCATAATAAAATATTGAGAAACCATTCCTTGTATGGTTTTCATTCTGTTTGCGATCGGGCTTATTTGATTTTCAATAATGACCATTTCAAAAAACAGTGAATTAAATGTAGTATCTAATTTATCTTTTAATATTTTTCCAATTGTTATTAAATCTACTTGTGTGCTGTTGCTTTCTGTTAATGTAATAAAACAATTATTCGCAATGTAATTATTTATTGTTTCAAGAATTTGAGGTTTTTTAAATGTATCTTCAATAACAATTTCATATTTTTTCGCAATAGATTTTAAAACTTCCGTTTTTTGTTTATTTATAAAGGATTTTTTTAATTCTTTATTTGCAATTAAAAAGGGGCGCTTTTTAGCGTGTTTCAAACAATAATTATTTATGTTTTTTTGGTATTTTGCTTTATTATTACATTTTTCTTCACAACAAACAGGAATATTGGTTTCAACACAAGAAATATTAATAATATCCCATTTTAATATTTCATACGAATTTTTTGAGTCAACTATTTCTGAGTCACAATTTGTAACATTTAAAAGACAAAATGCTAAATTTTTTATACCAATATCTATACTTAATATTTTCATATCTCATAATTAAATAATTGTATTTATTATCTATTATTTAATTATTTATAATATTCTTTATTTATTTAATACCATTAATATATTCAACATTGAATTTCATTAAATTTTCTCTTTGTTTTATTTTTTGTTTTTCTTTATTTGCCTTTTCTAAAATAGAAATCGCATTTGAAATTTCTGTTTCGCTAACATTTCCATCTGCATTTGTATCTAGAATTTTATTCAACATACGGTATTTTTCAGGAATCGCACATAATTTGCTTTCTTCATTAAATATGTGTTCTGATAATATTGTAAAAACCGCGGTAAGTATGAAAGATGTATAAATATCTCTACTCGCCATCCATGACATTGCGAAAACTAACACCTGTTTTGAAATACTATATTTCATATATTCTTCTAATGATTTACTAAATTGAACATTTATGAATTTTGACCCTATATTAAGAAGTATAATTAATGTACCCGCAAAAAACTTACTATTATTTAATGATAATATGTTATTATGTATAGACGACGCACATTGTGTTATAAAATCAGCAATTTTATTTTTTGGCATAATATATTAACCATATAAAAATATAAAGTCTAACTATTTTATTTTCAATTATTAGAACTTTACATTTATAATGAAATATATAAAGTATCTATTTATCGGTTTAGACATTTTCTTATTTAAAACGTTTATTTTAAATAAATGAGTTTATAGAATAAATATAATATTCTTTATCATCGTTTTGTTCCGGAATTACATAATGTTTTATAAAACTATTCTTACCAATTCTTTTATAGTAATCTTTTCCATCGCCATTTATTTCCATAAGCAAATTTCTATCATTCATAATTATTTTTTTAATTTTATATGTGATATATTCAGTATCTCCTTTACTAATATCTTTATATTTAACAAAAAAATTTATAATAATATTATCAATATTACAATCCTTTTCAAAAAATAATTCTTCAAAATCATAATACTTATTTTCTGTTGTTAACGGCATTATATAATCTTTATAATACCATTTATTTTAAATATTATTTCATTTCATATATTATATAAAATGGGTGGTTAAATTAGAAATTGTATAACAAATTAATTAAATCTAGGAATATTATTTATTTGTTTATCTCATTTATTGTTGACTCAACCAAAAATTAATAATTATTTTAATATTTACGCTAATTCGTGTTTTCAAATAGATGTATATTCACTTTGAAATCCTTCTTTATCAGGTTCATTTGCTAAAATATTATCATTTATTATATCTTTATTTTTATTAATTGGCAAAGAATTAGATGATTTCGTCATGCTTCTTTCTCTGTCCAATATATTTGAGTCGGAATTAGAGTTAT